AAGACGGATTGCTGACAATCAGACTGTTACGAACTCCAGATTCCAAGAGGAAAATCTTGGAGATTAATTGATGAAAACATTATCAAAAGTTCGTGATAGTATATGTGAGAACGGAGAGTTCTGCAACGTGATAGCTAATTATACATTAGTGGTAGCCTTTGGTGGCATCATGGTAGAGAGCCTTGCGATTCTTACTTAAACTGTCAGAATGTATTAGGGGAGCTTCGGCTCCCCAACCTATAAGGAAAACAATGAAAATATCAGAAGAAGGTAAAAATTTAATTAAAAAGTTTGAAGGCTGTGAACTAGAAGCATATAAGTGTGCGGCTGGTGTTTGGACTATTGGATATGGTCATATCAAAACAGCAGTAGAGGGAATGGAAATATCTCAGTCCAGAGCAGACGAGTTGTTTGATGAAGAAATGGTGGAGTATGAAAACTATGTGAACACAGCTGTAACAGTTCCACTTTCTCAGAATCAATTCGATGCAATTGTATCTTGGGTGTTCAATCTCGGTAATGGTAATCTTAACGCTTCAACTATGTTGAAAGTCATCAACTCTGGCGACCATGCTGGAGTTCCTGCTCAAATCAAAAGGTGGAACAAAGCAGGCGGTAAAGTATTAGAAGGACTAATCCGAAGAAGAGAAGCAGAAGCATTACTTTACGAAGGTAGCGAGTGGAGCCATATCTAAACTGGTTAGTAGATTATACTGACGAAGTATGGATGAATGGAGAAGTAATTCGCAGAGATTACTCAACTACTTTACCTAGAGGTAAGGAAATATTAAGTGAATTACTTAGCGTATTTCCCAATGTGGTTTATGATGAAATAAATCTTATTGGGAAGTATGATGGATATAGAAAACCTTACAAAGAACCTAGTATTAGTCTATATAAGTATGGTAAAAGACCTCCACTAGAAGAATATGGAATAGAAGGAGTAGGATTAAATAGACCTTTACACTATGGACTTAAGTACGGACTAAGTAGTAAGGAAATAATACTAAAAATACTAGTTAAACACCTAAAAACAAGTATAAAACTACCCAAACATTCAAAGGTTTGGTGTTATAGTAGAACTTATAGTAAAAAACAAGAGTATAATCAAAGTGATATATTTATAAAAACACATCATCACTATGAAGTAAGAAAATGGTGTGATGAAATAGGGATAGAATATCCACACTCAATAAGTATGAGACCTTGGTGTTATGGAATACTATTTAATAGAGATACTGATAAAGTAGTATCAATTAAAGGATATATAAAATATTATGCAACAATTTAAAGATAAAGTAGGAGAGTGGTGGTTTTGGTTTAAAAACCTGTTTATTACTTATTATAGTCTCAAAGTGAGCTATAATGCTACTTGGGGCGATGCAGACGACCAAGAATTTATCGTCAAGAAGTTCATCAAAAAACAACCAAAGTTTATATCATTCATCACAGAGGACGGAGAGTTAGTAGAGATTAGTGGTGCTGATGGACTTAATTACAGGATTCAAGAATTATGAACCAATTAACAATAGGTGGATTAGTTGTATTAGGAGGTCTATGCTACTTTCTATACAGTCAGAATGAAACCTTAAAAGAAAACAATATCAAGTTAGAAAATGCAGTGCAAGCCCAGCAAGAGGCAATGGACACACTGCGAGAGTCTTACGAAAAACAAGGTAAGTCTCTTATGAATATGTCTAGAAGAAACTCAGAAATAGAAGCTGAAAAAGCAGAGTATCTTGCAATATTTAGCAGACACAATTTAGATATGCTAGCATTGAAAAAGCCTGGTCTTATGACTAACAGGTTCAACAATGGTAGTGAAAAAGTGATGGAGGGAATGGAAGATGATACAGAAAAGTTATACGAGCTTACTGTGCCTAGCACTGACGATAAGTAGTTGTAGTTTACTTCCTACTAAGAAAGTAGAAATAGTATCTAAACCAATTGAAATCGACATCATGCAACCTGATTTACCAAGACCAGTAGAGCTTACAGCTCCTCAATGGTGGGTAGTATCAGAAGCAAGAATTACAAACCCCTGTATCAAAAGAGTGCAAGATGATGGCAGTATGAAAAGACCTAAATCCTGTCTCAAAGAAGATACAGAAAATCCAGATTGGCCTGAAGGTTATACCTACCTAGACCAGTTTTTGGATGAAATGAAAGAACAAAATAATGGAGAAGTACTCTTTGTAGGAACAACCATTGGAGATTATAAAGTCATGTCAGAAGATATGCAAGAGTTAAAAAGGTACATCAATCAACTAGGAGAAGTAGTAATATACTATCGAACAGTTACAGCTCCAAGCGAGATAAAAGATGAGAAATGATAAAACAAGTAGATGTCAAAAATTATAGACTATTACAGCATTGTGATGTAATGGTGGAGAGGTTATTAAAATTACCTCAAACTTTTAAATCAGTACCAATGCCTAACAATAGTTATCATAGACTTAGACAACTTATGGCAGTTAATGATGGTAGAATAGAAGAAACAAATAGCAGTGACTATGCAGATAGAATTGGTTATACTGTAAATAATAACAAAACACAGGCTAATTTTAATGATACTTATCCTTGGTCTAGACCTATTAGAGATTATGCTAAATATAAATTTATACAGTACTTTAACGAAGAACTTTTATCAGGCAGTTGGTATTGGGATAGTTATGAAGTACAACCCCCTAAATATGGGTGGACTGCTTGGCATAACTCAAAGAATAAACCTAGACATTTTATAAGATTCATTTGGAACAGTGGAGAAGGCTATACAACTTATGTAGAGAATGGTAAGTCTATAAAAATAAAAGACAAACACAACACTAATCCAGGTATGACAAATTGGACAGTTTTATCAGGAACTCTTGATGGAAACCAGTGGTTATCTGATAGAAATTTAGGAGACTATCCTAGAATAGTATTAGATATGTCAATCGATAGTATAAGACACGATGATTTTAGTGAAGCCCTTGCTTTGTTAGAAGAAGAAGTCGAAGAAATTATTACAATGGTGCCTGAAAATAGAGAGTTAGAGAGTCCACAATTTACTGTTGCAGTTTGGCCTGATGACCAATATAGAATACCTGCACAACCAAGATAATGTTTAAAAATTTATTTCAAATGCTTATGTGGAAAAAAGAAATGCAGAAACAAGCAGATTGGTTTGATGAGAACGAACCTGCACAAGCAAGATTTGAAGAAAATGAAGATTGGTTAGAAGAACTAGAGGATAGAATAATTAAACTGGAAGAACTAAATGGCAAAAACAACACTAGATGATTTACTTACCCACGACATTAATGGTGAAGTTAAAACTCTACCTGAAATAGAGAAAAAAAGAAAAGAATATCCTCGCAGTGCTGGTCCAGGAAGCCCTGCACAAGAAACTGTCTCATTGTATGGAGACATAAGTAATATTTTTAAGAGTACCACAGAATTAAATTTAGGACAAAGAAACCCTGATTTTATACATGGAGACTCTTTTCAAGTTTATTACTCCCACCCAAATTATAAAAACAACCCCTACATATCAAGCTACCCTCCTATAAAGAAAAGTATAGACAATATATTATGGGCTTGTGATATGAGAAATCAACAATCCTCTTCATTCGATGCACCTTTAGAAAGAAATGCTCGACTCAATAATTATAACAAGATTATTAGAATAGAAGTTATAAAATTATATAAAGACAAAACAGTCACAGTACCTAAGAAAAGAAAATCAGCTATATTTTTATTAGAAGGAGATGTATGGGTAATTACATCTAAACATAGTAATGTTGAACAAATGCTGTATGTATCAGATATAAGGCACGGTGAACAAGGATTATGGTTAAAAGCCTTACGAGAAAGAGAAATGTTCCCTAGAAGATTATTAGGAGAAAACACAGGCGTACTTACAGGAAATGTATTAAAAACTACCATAATACCAGAAAAAGACTCATCAATAGTAGTGGTAGATTATGCTTAAAATATTTATAGGAACAAGTGAACACCAAGACATAGCAGCCGAAAGAGTGCTTGTATACTCATTACATAAAAATACTAATCATGAACTAGATATAACATTTTTAAGACCTAGTATGTTTCCTGATTGGGATAGAAGTATGTGGGGTACTCCTTTTTCATATTTTAGATATGCTATACCAGAGTTGTGTAATTGGAAAGGTAAAGCCATATACATGGATGTAGACCAATTAAACTTTAGAGATATAGCAGACTTATGGAATACAGATTTAGAAGATAAACCTTTTGGTATGTGCTGGGAAGCAGATAACTGGAATGGTGGAAAGCATAGAGGAACACCTCTTGAAAGAGGTTGGTATTCTGATAGTGTAATGGTAATAGATTGTGAAAAAGCAAAAGAGTGGGTAGATGAGATACATCACATTAGAGATATAAATAATGTAGGAGATATCTATAAGTATGTATTCTTTGCTAAGTGCGGAGCTCCCTACAAAGAAAAAGCAACTATGATACATGAGATAGATGCAAGGTGGAATAGTTTTGATGGGACAAATACTAGCGTTGCTGGTGCAAATACACATTACGATATAAAAGATATATGGCACATACACTTTACAGGGTTGAGCTATCAGCCATGGCATCCAAACTACATCTACTGTCTAAAAGGAACTCACGAAAGAAGTGACATTACAGATGTTTGGTGGAAATATTACAAGATTATAAATGAAATTTGAAGACCTACTAAGTCCCATCGGGGTAGAAAAGTTTTATAAAGAACTTAAACATAAGAAGGCATTTTATATCAAGTCAGATAAAAATATCTTTGAAAATTATTTTAGTTGGGAAGAACTAGATAATTATATGAATCAAATGAACATTGGTACATGGGATAGAACTCCACAATTACAAATGGTTATGCCAAGTGGAAGAAAGTGGTGTAAGAAAAAGTCGCAAAAGAAAAGAAGTAGAAAAGAAGTATTTGATTTGTGGAATCAAGGTAGTAGTATGATACTTACATTAAGTGAGTTCTTAAACGAAACCATGTGGAAACAGTGCCAAGAATTTGAAAAACATTATGGAATTGGACAGGCAAACATATATTGCAGTAAGCAAGCAAAAGCTAAGACCTTTCCAATCCATGCAGATGGTACTGATAACTTTCTCTTTCATGTAAGAGGAAAGATTCGTTGGTACATATATAAAGAGTTTGTAACTGATAACTACCACCCAAAAGAGGAGGAAGTAACTATCAGTCGAATAATAGAGCTAGACGAAGGTGATTTTCTTTACATTCCGAAAGGTCTATTTCATAGGGTAGAAACCCTGAGTCCAAGAATATCAATTAGTTTTCACTTTCAAGAAAGAGGAAGCAACCCTTACAAAAGGAATGATTGGTACGACTGGAAGCCGTAGGAGAACAATATGGCAGAACCAAGTAATCAGTTTTCAGGAGATATGTCAAGGAATGAAGTAGAGATAGACCTTAATAAGTTTATGGAACTCGTCACCGAAAACAGTAATCTGAAAGCTGAAATATTAAAGTTAGAAAACGATAAAGAACCCGAGAATCCGTGGCAACGCTGGATTTGGCTATCTTCAATGATAGACGCTTGGAGAATCTTCCCTCGTTTATTTCTAACAGTATACATTGTACTACTCTATAAATGTACAATATGGTTTATGGA